GTTCTTTCAAGATGGTATAACGGATCCTGAGGATGAAATGAGTAAGTTTAAAGGGGGAGATTCCATGATAGTTGCCCATCCATATGAGATAGAAGGCAGCTGGTGAGTACCCACTTTTTATAAATATTCGTAAGCATTAAATTCATGCTTATCATACCTTAAAGAAGGAGAATCAAGCCATGGGATTTCAAGTCAGTCCTGGTGTAAATGTTACGGAAATTGACTTAACGACAATTGTCCCCGGGGTCAGCTCGACCGAAGGTGCGATTGCCGGCCATTTTAGATGGGGCCCGGCTGAAATAGCTAACTTGGTCTCCTCAGAAGAAGAGCTCGTTGCTACATACAACAAGCCCGATGGCACTAATTTCGAAACATTTTTCACCGCCGCAAACTTTTTAGCATATGGCAATAAGCTATATGTCAGTCGCGCTGTTGCGACTACGGCCTTAAATGCCACTGTGTTGCAATCATCTGCAACAGCAGCCGGCTCAGCTAATACACTACATACCGTTCTGATCAAAAACGGAGAAGCATACGACAACGAAATTACAGTTCCAGGTGATGCGGCTTTCTTAGCCAAGTATCCCGGTTCAGTGGGCAACTCGTTGAAAATTTCCGTTTGTGATAGTTCCGGAGCTTTTGAAAGCACTATTTCTAATACGGTCGCCGGCCTCACGTCTGCTATTATGGACGTCGCCGTCGGTAATACTGACCTTACTATTACGGTCATAGATACAAAAACCTCATTCACAGAGACGTCGAACGTCACCACTGCTGAGTATCTTCTTGCCTCAAACACTGCTAGCAACATTGCTTCAAGTTTTGCTGTTGGTGATGTCGTTAGATTGGGTAACAACTCAATTGGTACTACTGAGAAACGCATTTCTACCATTGGTGCGACAACCGTCACCGGTGCTTTATCAGACAGCGGGAATGATACTAATTTTACAGCTGTTGCTACTCTTACTCTTGAGACCAAGTACACATTAAGTACAGCGTTTTCTTCTAATGTACAGCAAACGACAGTTAATCCAGTCAAGCGCAAATGGCAATTTGCTGGTAACTTCGATCAGGCTCCTGGCACTTCGTTGTTTTGTAACAATGTTGCGAACAATGCCGATGCGTCAGATGAACTTCATATTGTTGTTCAAGACGAAGACGGTATCTTCACTGGCGTCAAAGGTCAGATCCTTGAATCTTTCCCGGCTGTTTCTCGCGCATCTGATGCCAAGAATGAGTCTGGTGAGTCGATTTATTACTACAATGTGATTGCTAATCAATCTAGGTATCTTGTTAACGGTGGTAAGGTGATTAGACCTGCCGGCGAAACATCAAACTCAACAGCTACATACACCAACACCGGTGTTAATATGACGAACACTGCGGTGACTAATACGGTACCGTTCTCAAGATCATTCACACTTGGTCGTGATGGTGGTTCTGCTAACGTAACCGCTCATTCAATCACCGGTGATTCAGATTCTGGTGAGGCTAATGTTGCAATCGGCCAGCTGTCGAGCGCTATCGATGTGTTTAAGAATGCAGAAGAGATTGATGTCTCGCTTATCCTTCAGGGTAAAGCCAGAGGTGGCACACATAGCCATCAGTGGGCTAACTATCTGATTGACAATATTGCTGAAGAAAGAAAAGACTGTGTTGTTATTGCATCTCCTGCAAAGGCAGACGTAATCAACAACTTCGGAGACGAAGCTGCTAATACAGTTGACTATAGAAACGCTTTGACCTCATCTTCGTACGGTGTACTAGATGGTGGTTATAAGTACCAGTATGATAGATACAATGACGTATACCGGTATGTTCCATACAATGGTGACGTTGCTGGTCTTATCGTCCGGACAGATACTAATAGAGATCCGTGGTTCTCACCAGCTGGATTCAATAGAGGTATCTTGAAGAACGTCATTAAAAATCCTTATAACCCAGACAAGGCTGATCGGGACATTCTTTATAAGAGTGGTATTAACCCAATCGTAACTTTCCCTGGTCAAGGTACCATTCTATTTGGTGACAAGACCTTGCAAGCTAAGCCAAGCGCGTTTGATAGAATCAATGTTCGGAGATTGTTCATTGTTCTTGAGAAAGCAATTAGTAGAGCTGCTAAGTTCACGCTTTTCGAGTTCAACGATGAATTCACTAGAGCACAGTTCAGAAACTTAGTCGAACCATTCCTTCGTGACGTACAAGGTCGTAGAGGTATATTTGACTTTCAGGTTGTTTGTGACAATACGAACAACACTGGAGAAGTTATTGATCGCAACGAGTTTGTTGGAGATATTTACATCAAACCCGCCAGATCGATTAACTTCATTCAGCTGAACTTCATTGCTGTTCGAACGAACGTCGAGTTCTCTGAAGTCGTCGGACAATTCTAAGCTAAATAGATATAAGGAATAGGAGAGTACGATGGCCTTTAATATCAATGAAATCAGATCACAGCTCACCCTTGGTGGTGCGCGTCCTGCTCTGTTTCAGGTTATCATGAATAACCCCGTTAATGCTGCGGGCGACGCTAAGTTGCCTTTCATGGCTAAAGCAGCACAGATTCCAGCTTCGACGATCGGAACTATTGAAGTACCTTACTTTGGTAGAAAGATTAAGATTGCTGGTGACCGAACCTTCGCAGAGTGGACGGTTACAATTGTTAATGATGAGGATTTTCTCATTCGCAACTCGATGGAAGAGTGGATGCAGTCAATCAATTCTCATCTCGGAAACGTAAGGAAATTCGGTGCTGCGTCACCGCTTCTTTACAAGCAGAACGCACAGGTTGTGCAATACAGTAAAACTGGTCTACCCGTTCGACAATACACATTTAATGGAATGTGGCCTACCGAAGTTAGTACAATTGATCTAGCTTGGGAAAGCACAGACGCCATTGAAGAATTTACAGTGACGTTCAATTATGATTATTGGGAAGTGGACGGGGGTATTACTGGTAACGCTGGTGGCAATTAATTAATTAAGTATGGAATGAGAAGGTGAACTAATGGCCACTCTATTTGGTTTTGAAATAAAGAGGAAAGCAGGCGACGCCCAAACGGCGTCGTTTGCCCCTCTTGCTTTAGACGATGGTGCACACCAAGTCTCTACAGGAGGCATGTATGGCACGTACGTCGATCTCGAAGGTGCGACTAGATCTGAAGCAGAATTAGTTACTAGGTATCGTCGTATGTCGATGATGCCAGAGTGCGATGCTGCAATCGATGACGTCATTCACGAGTTTATTGTATATGATGAACACCAAAGACTTGTAGAGATTAACCTTGATCAAGCCAAGGGTCTCTCGGCATCAACTAGAAAAATTATTCAAAAAGAGTTCGAAACTGTACTTGACTTATTGGAGTTCAATGAGAAAGGGTATGAGGTAGCACGTCATTGGTATATTGATGGCAGAATGTTCTACCATGTTATTATTGATCCTGAAAACGTATCAGATGGGATTGTAGAACTCAGATATATTGATCCTAGAAAGATCAAAAAAGTAAGAGAAAACAAAAAAGAACGTATTCCCGGAACACAAGTATCCGTGGAACGGACAGTCCAAGAATTCTTCTTGTATAATACAAAAGGGTTTGTTGGATTTCCTGGAGGATCTCCTAGTGGAGGAGGACAGGATCAAGGCGTGAAGATTGCAAAAGATGCTATTCTTCATTGTACGTCTGGACTAATGAGCGAGGATAATAGGCTCGTTCTATCACATCTTCATAAGGCTATCAAGCCACTCAATCAACTTCGAATCTTAGAAGACGCCACGGTCATCTACAGAATAGCTAGAGCCCCAGAACGGCGTATCTTCTATATCGATGTTGGTAATCTACCCAAGATGAAGGCTGAACAATACCTCAGAGATATGATGGCTAAACATAAGAATCGGTTGATCTATGATGCCGCCACTGGCGAGATTAGAGATGATCGAAAGTTTATGACCATGCTAGAGGATTATTGGCTGCCAAGACGAGAAGGGGGTCGAGGTACAGAAATTACCACACTGCCGGGCGGTCAAAATTTGGGTGAGATGGATGATGTATTATACTTCCAAAAGAAGATGTACAAGTCTCTCAATGTTCCAGTCAGTAGACTAGAACCAGATACCGGTATGTCGTTAGGACGTACCACAGAAATTAATCGTGATGAAGTAAAGTTTCAGAAGTTTATACAAAGATTGCGTATGCGGTTTTCAATGTTGTTTGATTCAGCATTGGAGAAGCAGTTAGTTTTAAGGGGTCATATGACTCCTGAAGAATATGCAGAAGTTAGGCGTGACATTAAGTATGACTTTAAACAAGATAACTATTTCACCGAGTTAAAAGAAAATGAAGTTCTTACCGAGAGAGTGAATACATTGGCTCTTATCGATCCGTTTGTTGGGAAATATTTCTCGGAGGATTGGGTTAAGAGAAATGTGTTGCGTATGTCTGATGATGAGATCTTGGAACTCGACAAAGCAGTTGAAGCAGACCACGATCAGAATACAGAGATGGATGCAGCATTGGCAGATCCGGATCTGGGGGCTAATAACGTTGACGGAAAGCAAGGCCCCCCGCAATAACGGATTGTTATAAATATATGGAGGAATAAATGATGGCTGAATTTTCGGTTAAAGATATGATTGCGGCCGGCCAGTCAGGAGAGCCTACTGCGTTTGCGGATGTTTTCTCTGGTGCTATGGTAGGTAGGGTTAACGATAGGGTCGATCAAATTAGGCAAGCGGTAGCTGCTAAACTTGGTGGACAAGATCCTACTACTAAACCCGCCATGGAGTTAGGTCCCGAAGAACAAGATGATACCGATGAAGTAGTCGACAACGAACAAGAGGACGAGGAGTCAGATGGCAATTAAATTGAAAGAACTGACGGAACGGTTTAAGACTGAGATTGTACCCACGCCAGGTGCGGACAAGGGTGTTAATGTCAGCTATAAGAACGTAGTGCAGAAAGGCGAAAAAGCATTCGTCGATAAGCATGTCGTCGCCAAGACCGATTATCCAGTTCCCGAAAAAAATGCTGGTGATAAGAATGCTATCTTCACCGGTTCCAAACAAACCAAAGCGAAACGTATCGCTGATCAAGACAACGAAGAAGGCAGTGGTGTCTATGAGTCGTTGAGCAAAAACAAATCTGACTTTGTGTCTCGCTTCGGCAAGGTAGAGTCTGATGTTGATACGGTAGACGAGGAGATCCAAGAAGAGTCTGATGAAGAAAACCTTTTTGTTCTCGATGACGGATCAGAGTTTCAATTTACCATAGAAGAGATGTCTCAGATGGAGGATGTATTTAATTCCCTTACTGAAGATCATCAAGATCAATTCGAAGATTTGTTTGTTCAATCAAGAGAGACAAACGAAGCTTTAATGGGTTGGGTGAGGAGTGTTGCATGATCAAGGTTATTGCTAACACCGCAATCTTAAATGCGACTCACGTTGAGCAGACTAATCGATTTGTAAGAATTGTCAACACGCATGCTACGTCGGTTGCTAATGTTGAGATTGGATCAGCTGTGGCCACAGTTCAAAAGACAATTAACTTGGATGGCGGCGAAGCCGTTGTTTTAGATCTCGGCCAAGCTGGAGGAGTGTGGCTTTCCTTAAATACTGATGTTGCGACCTGCTATGTCACAGCAGTTGCTGGAGGAAGCAGTTAATGAAACTTGTAACCGAACTAGTTGAGACCGTCGCTCTGTTAACAGAGATGGACGAAGCAACCGGTAAGAAGAGTCACTTCATTGAAGGTGTCTTTCTCCAAGCTGAGATGAAGAACCGCAACGGTCGTATGTATCCAATGGCTGTTATGGAAAAAGAAGTTGGCCGATATAACGAAGAGTACATTCAAAAGAATAGAGCATATGGAGAGCTGGGCCACCCTAATGGTCCCTCTATCAACCTCGAAAGAGTGTCCCATATGATTAAGGATCTACGTCAAGAAGGACATAACTTCATTGGCAAAGCAAAAGTTTTAGATACCCCATACGGTCAGATTGTAAAAAATCTAATAGACGAAGGTGCACAACTAGGTGTTTCGAGTCGTGGAATGGGGACTCTAAGAGAACGAGCAGGATGTCAAGTAGTACAAGATGACTTCATGCTCGCAACCGCTGCAGATATTGTAGCGGATCCAAGTGCACCTCAAGCGTTCGTAAATGGAGTGATGGAGGGTGTTGACTGGGTATATGACGCCGCGTCTGGTAACTATAAAGCCATGCAAGTTGTGGAAAATGTTAAAAGATTAGGCGACAAGTCGACCAGAGAACTCCAGGAATCGGCGCTAAGTATGTTCGATAAATACCTGAGATCACTGTAAAGTATTAGTTAATTATAAATAAGTTATATTGACAAAACAAAAGGAGTCAACGATGGCAAGAGTAGAGCTAGAGCAAGACGAAGTTGAGGAGCTTCTTCCTGCCGATGACGATATTCTTGAGGCCACGAATGACGAAGATGCAGAGGAGCTTGTTGAGTTTCAAGCAGACGGCGAGGACTCTAGTGTGCCCGACCCAATTTCTACTGGATCTTCGCGCCGTAAGGCTGATAAGAGTAATGCAATGCCTATGCAGAAACTTGGCAAGACTGGCGTGATTGCCAATGTTGTCAATGCTTTTGCGAAAATGACGCCTGGACAAGCCTCTAAGGCTTATAAGGGTCTCATGGACAGCACAGGTAATAAAAGTTCAATCACTGCTAAGGGCGATGCTAAAGCCCCTGTTAAACTTCACATGATGGCTAACATCAAGGTGAAGGAAGACTTGGAAGCATTGTTCGCGGACAAAGATCAACTCAATGAGGATTTCTTTGACCAGGCAACAACAATCTTTGAGGCTGCACTTAATGCAAAGGCAACTTTGATTGAGGTCGCTCTTAAAGAGCAATACGAAACAGAGTTTGAGACACATAAAACTCAATTTAACGAAGAGCTCGAAACTAAGGTTGATGAGTATCTGGAATACGTTGCCGACACATGGATGGAGCAAAACGAAATTGCTATCGAAGCCGCAATTAAAGTTGAAATGGCTGAGACCTTCATGGACGGCGTCAAGAAGCTTTTCTCGGAGAATCTAATTTATGTCCCCGAGGACAAAGTTGATCACGTAGCTGAGTTAGAGAGTTCTTTGGAAGAGTCCAAGGGCAAACTTGACGAGTCGATCAACGAGACGATCTCTTTGACTCAAGTTATCAAAGAGCAAAACGCTGCACTTAGATTCTCGGATCGCCAGCGTGGACTGACCCTTAAACAGCAAGATGAGTTTAAGGATCTGGTTGAGGGGCTAGATTATGACAATCTGGAGGATTATGACCAGAAGTTGGACGTCATCCTTGAAACTTACTT